CATAGAATTCCCACCTTCCACTGCGATACGCGCCATTTCTTGCGCAAGGCTTTGAGAAGATGTTACTAAGCCTGTTCTTTGCTTAAACTCTCTTTCTAGTAATGCATCGACATTTTTCTGAGTGGCGTTAATTTTATCAAGTTCTTTGTTTTTAGCTTTTAAGGTTTTAACTTGTTTTTCTAACTCTTTTAGTTCTTCTTTGTCTAAAACAAGACTTTTTTCTATTGTTTTTAATTCTGCTAATCGCTGCTGTTGTTGTTGGTCTAGACCCACTTTCTCAGCTTTCTGTAATCTTTGAAGCTCTTTGGATAATCTCAGTTTGTCTTCTTCTCTTGCAAGAACATCTTCAAGAGTTTTCTGTTGTAACTCGCTCATTCTAAGCAAATCAGCCTGGGCGCCCATTTCCTCTCTTAAGGCATCAATCACTCTTTTTTGATTTTCTAATTGGAATTCAAGAGCGCTATTGATATCTATATTTTTTTCTTCTATTTTATCGTATAGCTCTTTAAGTTTTTCTGCAGCTGCTTCTTGTTCCTTAAATTGTTCAATATCAAAATCAGCCATTTACAATTGTCCTTATTTTAAGGGCCACTTAATACCAGTCTCTTTTTCAAATTTTTCAATTGCTCTTTCGAGTCGATACCGATTTTTAAGAACACCGGGGTCGTTTAAGCCGTGCTTTAGGTAGGAATCCATATATTTTTTTTCGGAAGCAAGTGCAGCGCCGAATGAAAGAATGTCGGGTTTTCTGCCTTTTATGTAGAAAGTTCTATAATCTTCACCAGTTTCACTAAACATAGAAAAAAGCATTTGCTTTATTTTAGCGCCGAAAGCAACTAACGAAGAGCCTAAGACTTCGTTAACCATTTTCATTTCCTCTAGATCGATAATAGTTTTGTTTTCCATAAAAGTAAATAGTTTTAAATATTAAATTATTCTTTAGCGGGGATTGTAATTGGACTTGGATGATTTCTTTATTTCTTCTGATTCTTTTTCTTTTTGATCTGACAACATTGTAATATACCAGTTTCTAAGACCTACAGGAAGATTATATAACTCAAAGAAACTCCAGCCCCCGTAATATTTCATGTAGAAAAATTGTTCGTAAACTTGTTTAACGTACTCAAGCGTCAGGCCAAAAAAACTCCGCATTAAGCGGAACCTCCATTTTAGTCTCTGCTCCGCATTCTGAGCATTCAAACTCGCAACTAAAATCAACTCCAGGAACAATTTTATTGTAAGCCGCTCTTAGATAGCGGCTATCTAGTGCAGACATTGAATCAATATAGGATTGAATATATCTAGGATCTGAGTTGTCATTAACAGAAAAAATAATCTTTTTGTACTGCTTGCTTACCAGATTAGTATCTTTTCTCTTTTTATTTGCTTGCGGGTTTCTTTCATCTTTTAAGATTCTTAATTCTAGTTTTGTTTTTGTTCTAGGTATCGGAAGAGTGACCGTTTGATTTTCATAATCGATTGACGCATCATAATAATCTAGATTAGATTGAAAATCAATGTTTTCAATTTCTTCCAAATCAAAAGTATATTTCTGCGGAGCACCACAAGAGTTGCAGCTTACCTTTGTTGTGTACTCTGACCCGTAACCATACTTTCTACAAGCCACCACAAGAGCATTTTTATCGCCAACTAGAATATCAGAAACATTAACCTTTGGCTCAACTATAACCGACTTAAGCAATCTATCAATAACAGTGCCATTTTTAATAAAAGATTTGTTTGTTAATATATCCTCTTCTTTAGTGGTCATGTGTTTTATTTCTACTGTGTCTCTTCCGTGAAGTGGATGACCTTCAGGATAAAATAAACCTCCACTTGGAAGCTCTACAATTTCTGTTGGTACAATAAACTGTACTTGACTCGGGACTTCTTGCGGTGGTTCCGTAGAAGACTGCAAGTTTTCATTTGGGACTCCAAGCCCAAGACGATCTTGATTGTTTCTCATATTTCCTCCTAGAAATACATAATATTATAACATTTTTTAAAGTTGATTTTAAATTCTAAATTATACCGCCCGGGGAAAACTCTCCTGGTACTAGAGATTGACCAACTGGTCCCGGTGTAAAGTTAAGTTCACCTGGTGTTTCAGAAGGCGCGGCGCCAATTAAATTATATGTGGCCGCTACATAAGTAATGCCAATATTAATTCTTAACACTTCT